GCAACATATTGACCAGCGTGACTTGTGTTTATAATCGGAACAAAAAATTCAGCATCTTGGCCATCTTCTACTATAGATTTATATTGCTGATATTTAGGATCATCTTGATTCCAGCTTTTGACAGTATCCCTAAATTCTCTATCAGTCACATTTTCATATCCAAGAGATTTTTTAGCAATCCTAAACTGTCTAGTAATTAATTGTTCAGCGGCTACGGTATAATCCTTTGAAGAAAGCTTCCCATCTTTGATAAGCTTTGTATTCATCTCATCTATTAAAGATGCCAAACCTTTTTTTTGTTCGGGGCTAAGGTCGTTAATATTTACAGGAGTACCAGTAAGGTCGATTACTCCTTTTTCGCCAGTATATCTTGAGCCTTCTTTAATTAAAAATTCTACATCATATGGTATATTTATGGTTAACTGTTTTAACCTGCTATACCAGTCTTTTGTAGAATCTGATAAAGAATCTCTTAACGCATCAAGTTCTTGTTCCCTATAGAAAAATACTGATGGAGCAATAGGAGAGTTTTCCGTTGTTACAAGTTCACGCTGGGCCCTTTGAACAGAATTTGCATTTAATGGCGTTCTGGCATTAAGATTATAAGATCCAAAATTAGGATTTATAATTCCAAGATCTTGATAAGTTAATGCAAACTGTTTCCAGTTATTTGGATTATCAAGTGTGCCAAATAGCTCTTTATAAGTTAAATAGAAATAATCTGGATAAGCAGTTACTCTTTTTTCAGATACGCTAAAAGTACCATCTTTATTGAAAACTACAGCATTATCAGACGCTTTTGATTTTTGGAAACTATCATTTGAATTAGATTTATCATAGTCAGATAACAAGTCCGAATTGGCAGCAAGAGCTCGTTCTAAAGCATCATAAGCTAAAGCAACATGCGACCTATCATATAGTCTATCAGTTACTGGGACTGATGATCTTTTTATTATAGCTGCAAATAAATGGTTTTTAAACCTATCTTTAAATTTTAACTTCCCAGAAAGGAATTGGCTATATATATATTGATATAAATCTCTTCTACCACTTGGGTATAGCATTCCTTTTATGTAATTTTTTAAAACAGCAGAATCGCCTATTTCAAAATTATCGCTATAAATTTCATCTACAATGTTATCTGGCAATTCTTCTTCACCAAAAGCACCTAGTATTGCTGGTGGCAACCAATCACCTCCTATATCACTTATGCTAGGAGGTTCACTTAATAACCCAGAGACTATATCATTTTCTTTAGCAAATTCTTTTAACGCTTTAGCACCTTTATTTTTCTCAGGAGAGTCTGCTTTTATTTGTGCATCTATAAATGTTTGAGTCTCTAAAATAGCTGCTATTATAGTAGATGGATTTATAATACTAAATCTTTCTGTATCTGTGCCTCTTCCTAAAGTTACTAATTTAGCATATTCACTGTCTGTACTTATTCCTTTAAAAAGGCTATCAAAAGCTTGCTTAAGGAGCTGGACAGTTACTCCACTAGTATATAGAACAAACCCAGAGTCATTGAAAAAATCCATCGAAGTTTCAGCAAAAGATATGACAATATCTCTTGCGCCTGGCATATCGCCAATAGTAGAAGTAACTACACTAGTTGGGAAAAAAGCAGAAAATGAGTTTTCAGTACTTGTAGGATTCAATCTTGAGTTAAGAACCCTAAGAGGAAGACAATCAATAGACCACCCATTATATCTATCTGCACGTTCTGTGCTTCTCAAGAAGAAATCCGCAGCATTTTTAAATGTATGTACCGTCTTTAAAAAGTTTTGATCTTTTGTTCTAATCCCAATAGTTAAATCAATTGACGTATATCCACTATGTTGTGCTGTTGGGTAAGTTTCTCCAGCAAGTCTATGAAAAGCAAATTTATTTTTTATGCCACAAGTAATCTGGGTAATTACAGCTTTATCATTATTTTGTAAAAATGTTATTTCTTTGATATTATTTGAATTTTCAAAAAACTTAAGAAGGACATCTTCACCAGCATATTTTATTGAAACATTATTAGGTGCCTGAGAAATATAGTTACCACCCATATAGCATCGATTCATGTAAATCGATATTGCTTTATTTAACCAGAATGCCTCCCTAGCATCTGGAGTAGCCGTGTTATTGTATGTTCTATAATAAAGACCTTCCTTTAAATAAGTTGAAATATTGATTCTTCTTAGATTTAAATTTACAATCACAGAATCTGTTAACTCAGGATTTGTCGTAATGTCAATGCCAAGCATTGCCATTGGAACATATCCTGTTTTATCTTTAATAAGCCTATTTCTTAAAGGAAGATTGTTGTTTTCTGCTAAATTATTTGTTGATGACGCGCTATTATTTATGTCTGTCTCTGGACTTTGTGGATCAAAATATGAGTTATTTGAATTGATCCAGCTAACCCATTCATCATAATTATCTTTAGAAGGCTTATACCCCTTTTCCTTGGCGTCATTAAATTCTTCTGGGCTTGGTAAAGCAAAGCCATTTTTGTTAAGTATTTTATTTATTTCTCCTAGTTCTCTTAACTTTACTGCTCCTCCTATAATTCTGTCTACTGTATTTAAAGCTGCAGCATTTGGAGCGTTAACAGTTCCTTCAGTAAAGTCATCTTTTAAAGAGTCTTTTATAACATTATTGTCTACAGATGTTATTGGACTTAATTTAAATAAAGAAATTAAAGGCAAAAGACCTTCTTTAATATGATCTTTACCAGAGAAGATTAGAACAACCTGTACATCTGCTCTTCCCTCACCAGAATCAGTAAGCAGATTCTTGCCCATTCTAGAACCATATGCTACTTGTACAGCTTTTTGTTCTAATATTTTTATATCCTGTACCTCGCCACCATAAACTAATGGCCCAATTTGAAAATATGTGCCATTTCCTGCAGATGCTGTTTTTGATCTATACTGATATCTATGTGCAGCATTATACTCCTCTAAAAATTTTGATATATAATCACGATATAAACTAGTATGGGCTGTTGAAGCTCTTTGCAACTGCTCGTCCGTATAATTTTGCCCAACATTTGTATCTGTGGCATTTAATGCTTGAGAATCTTGATTAGGATTTAATATCATACAAGTGGCATATAAGGGTGAATAAAATCAGAATCTCCGGCCATATCAGCAATATTTTGCATTTGCCAATTAGCTGTATAGCTTCTAGAATCCTGTATATTGATATTCCCAAAGCTTTCATTAGCAAATGACATTGCATTCATATTTACCGTACCGTAGTCTGCAGAATATTGTGCTCTATTGTAAGTTCCATTTACTGGCTGAACATATGCTCGTGGCCTTGTCAATGAAGATGGGTCTACAGAAGGCATCTGACGACCAACCATTGGCTCTGGAGGTAGCGGGGCAGGGTTAAAATTAAGACGCTGAGATGTTTTTAATGGAGGTCTTTCCATTTCATCTTCAGTTAACATGTCTGATACTACCCTTAATCCAATCAAGCCGCCAGCTACAGCTCCAACTATCTTCCAGTTTTTAGTAAGCCATGCTGCAGATTTGTCAAAAGATTTAGTGGGACCAGCTTCTCTTGATGCAGTTTTGGTTGCTTCATTGACTTGTGCAACAGCTCTTTGATAATCAGGAGATTGAAATACTTCTTGTGTGCTACCTTCAGCGGCAAGAATAGAGAGCATTGGCATCAATGATTCAGCATTATTTCTAGTAAGTTGCCTAAACTGATTAGCCATAGCTGCGTGTCTTTGGTCTTGCGTAGTATGAGTTGCAATTAAATGCAAAGCAGATCCTAATGCTGCACCTGAAACTTTTGCAGCTTTTGCAATAGCCTCTTCCTGCGTTAAGTCTTTAAACATCAAACCAGGAAGCCTTAACTTACCGACATCTAATTCTGACGAAGCTAGACTTTCAAAAAACGTTTTTGACTTTTGAGTTGCACGTTCTATTGAGGCCTCAAGAGACATTGGCGTACCGCCTTTGCCACCAGTTGCAATTTCATAGCCAACATTTAAAAAATCTAAAGCTGCTGGCTGATATTTTCCAGCTTTTTGTATAAAGGCCTGTTTTAGGTTCCCACCTAACAAATCATATTGGCTAGTTATTTCTTTTATTGAACCAAGCCCAGACGCTTTTAGCATTTGCTGCCTGATTGCAGTAACTGTTTCTGCATTAATCGTTTTACTGAGACCAGCCTTACCAGGTTTTGCAGTTTCTGCAAACGCAGACATCAAATTTTTAGCAGTATTTTGATCTGATGCCCCAGATGAAAGCATTTCTAGAATAGGTGTTACCGTATAAGTTCCAGCATATGGTACACTTGGAGTTCTACCGAATTTCAAAAATTCTGTATAAACATCTATATACCGTTGATACATTTCAGCGCCTTCGCCTGCAACAACTCTACCTTCTGCAGCGCTCTCTAAAAAGTCTTTTAAGGCAGGCAGTTTTACAGATATATCTTTTGCTTCTCTCCTAAATTGTTCTAAATTTTGCGCTTGGGCAGACAATTGTTTTTCAAACATTAAATCTAACTGTCTAGATTCTTTTGATTTTAAGCCTTTGCCAATTCCTACATGCTTACTAAATATAAGACCTTGGATTGTGTCTTTATCGTTATCTCTATTCATCAGCCATGTTAAAAATGCGCCAGCTCTTATATATGGCTCATTGGCAGTCTTTGATGCATCCGCTAAAGTTTCTGCAAGTTTGTATTTTACTAAGAGTTGGTGTCCTGCATGATGGAATGGATCTGGTTTAACTATACCATATATAAATTTATTTTCTTTGAATTCACCAAGAACTTTAGCAAACTCTTCTTGATTAGCATACATTCTTTTTAATGTAGATTCATCAATTTCTACCTCAAACATTTGTTTGATAGGCTTAGTAGCTGTAGCAATTTGAAGTAAATCATTTGTATCAGAGCCAAATTTTGTGACTGCTCTGAAGGCGGCAGAGCCTTTAAGTTTTCTGGTGGTAAAAAGCTTATCAATATATTTATCTTGACCAAGGAAAGCAGTTCTCAAAAACCTCGATATGCCTTCAGCCGCAGATCCTCTTCCAAATGTTTGCGATTCTACTCCTTCTTCACCTTGCTGCAAGAAAGTTAGAATAGAATGAGCGTATCCACCTTTTTTAAGAGCTCTTGTTAATCCCGCAGGACCTTTTGGGAGCCCTAAAAGATTTTTTTCAGCTGTCCCATATAAAGGAAGATATTTTGTTTTTATTACTTTGTCTTTGCTTACTGCAATCTCAATTTCATTTTCTAATTCTATTAATGCTCCTTCAGCTAGGTCTGCTGGTCTTCCTGCACCAAATAAAGCAGATCTTTGCAATTCTTCCGGAGTATATTCTATTGCTCCGCCTGGAGTAAACTTAAGTCCATACTCTCCATTTAATAATATTTCTCTTGCGTCTTTTTCAGAAAGAATTCGTAAATTGTATTTTTTAGCATACTCTTTTGCAAACTGCTCACCTCCTAGACTTGCTTTTGTAAGTCTTAAGGTTTTAAGCTTTCTAGCTCCCTTTTCTGTTGCAGCTTCTTCTAGGCTAATAATGCCTGTTTGTCTTCTAAACTCTTTCACCATTCTTCGTGCAATTGGATTCGGGTCTTTGGTTAACCCAGTCATAGCTTGTTGACCAATAAGATATGTTTTCAAATATGACAAGCGAATTCTTAATCCACTGCCTTGCTTTGTTAATTCAGAAGCTTCAGCCTCTCTTCTCATAAAACTTAAAAAGGGCAATTTAGCAGATTTAAGCAAGTCGCTACTTTCTGCAGTAGCAAGAATGCTCTCTGCCTCTTGCTTCCCAATTATTCCACGCGAAGCAAGATATTGTATTCTTGGAATAGCTTCGGCTTCAACTGCTCCGCGTGTTAATCCAAAGTCTTGCTGTAACGTTTCTTCAAGTCTAGTAAAGAATATGTTTGCTTCCTCTTTAGTTGCATTCGAAAGGCCTTCTGCAATTAGGTTTTTACTATACTGAAGTTCTTTTTCATATAGAACTTCGGTGCCTGAATATTTTAGTTTAACTTTGTCGGCTGCAGCTCTAACATTAAATTTTTCAGCAAAAGCCTCAGGGCCACCTTGTACTGTTCCAGCAAGTTCAAGCAAATCAAAATACCTATTATAAGCTTGATTCATACCTTCAAGAGTCTTGAAGCTTGTAACGCCACCTACTACTTCTTCTAGTTGAGAACTTCCACCAAATAATCTTGAGTATATACTATCAGGGTCTTTTAACATGCTACCAATAGCCTTTTCTCCAGGAACGATAAGCGTCGTTCTCATGGAGCCAGCTATTAGTGATACTTGTGGAGTCTTTCTAGCTGCAAAACTAAAAGACAGCGACTGATCAAAATCAGAATACTTTATCCCAGTTATATATCTTGCACCAGAAGGAAGGTCAAATGCTTTGCCTCCAATAGTTAATCCTCTTAAGGCCTTTCTTGTGTCTGTAGATAGAGGAATTAAACCCGAAAATTCTTGCTGTCCAGTTATTTGCTCAAATATTTTCTGTAAAGCAGGGCTCTTTTTGTAATCTCCTTTTCCAATTGCGTTTAAGATATCTACAAACTCATTTCTGTTTGCAAGAACAGTAAGACCTTTCATAGGTCTCATTATCCCTTGGTGCATTTGACGCCCAAATCTTGTAGCCACAATAGTAGGATCACCAAAGATTTCTGCATTTAGTGTCGCACCAGCAGGAAGATTAAACAGTTTTGTTGTATCTACAGCAAGAACAGGCATTGAATAACTACCAGTTACCATGCCTTTCCCAAGACCTAACTGGCTTCCTAACTGGCTTTGCTGTTGTGCAAATCTTGCAGTAAACTGCTCTGCTTGGCCTTCTAAAAGGCCAACAGTACTGGCTTGACGTATATACCCAGCTTTTTCTTTAGCTTTTGCCATTGCAAAAGTTCTTTCTGGGGTAATATACAAAGGCCTTGTTAAATGATGAAGACCTTTTATTTGTTCTTTTTGTTGAACAAAGCTAGTAGGAAAATATTTCTGTACCCCTTCTAGTGCAATATCAGTAGACTTGCTAGCAACCATATAAAAGGCTGATGCCCCTTGTGGCATACTACTAAGCCCTTCTGCAGCTGCATTACGCAAGCGGCTCTGAAGTTCAGCCGTAGTTCTTAGTCCTGCTACTGCACCAGAAGCCTCAATATTAATGATATCAGATATTGGTCTACTAACGTTTGGATCAACAGCAATATACGCATTAATACTGCTAGCTAAACTAAGTTCTCCTCTATTTATAACTGGAGAAAGTAGTGTTTTAGTTTGACGTCTAGCTGAACGAGATGCACCTTTAAGGGCTTGTGGAATATTTTCCTCTCGAAGACCTTGCAGGTTCTGTTCTAATTCTCTGTATATTGCTTGTGATCCAGCAACGGTTTGCTGTCCTATTACCTGTCTTTTTATCCCTGTTATTTTGCCATGTGAATAATACTGTCCTTTAGCAAGTCCAAACTCAGAGGTGGAGCCTTGGTCAAGGTATTCATAGCCCAAAGGGACATAAGATTCAGAGAAAGCACCTTTGCCCACATATAGGCCTCCCTCTTCTGACAGAACAAACTGAAGTTTACCGCGTAAACTTTCATCGCGTTGGTATATGTTCTCAACAAAAGGCTTAAAAATATCTTCAACAAATCTTTCGCCAGCAAAGTATTTTAACTTATGATAAAACTCGCTAGGCAATTCTCCAGCTTTATAGGCAAATATACCACCACGACTTTTTATGCCTTTTTTAATTCCTTGAATTCCATAAGGATCATACTTACTTGAAATAGAAGAAATAGGAGAGCCATATTGAACTCCTGGAATAGATATGCCTTCCTGTTGCATTAAAGAATGCAAACCTTCCATTCTATTCTCTGCTTGCATTCTTAATACTGATGCTGTAAAAAATCCTTCAATTTTTTGAGATTCACTTAATTGCTCAAGTGGAACACCAAATGACTGGAAAGACTTTCTAAAAAATTCCATTTCTGGACCAGCAGAAGAAGATGCCATTTGCTGCTGAACACGCTCAAATGCAGATTCAAGCTTACCAGTATAAGGTGAAAGCTCTGGGAATGCTCTTTGTGTAATCGTAGAAACGCCTAAAAAGCCTGCAGCATTTTCTGCGCCAGCATAATTTCTAGCAAGGAAACTACGAGCATTTTTAGACCACGAAAGATTCAACTTAAATTCATCTGAAGCCGTTTCAAAAACACGTTGGGCTAACACATTTTGACCAGCAGACATCACCCCAAAGCTTCCAGCTCCAACATATTTAGACGTACTAGAAACTGTAGAGCCTTTAAATACATTCTGTGTGTAAATATATTTAGATACCGGAGCAGATAATCTTTCTAAACTTTGTTCTGCACCATAAATATCCTTAGATTTTGGCACAGCTGCAGTACCACCAAAAGTCTTTAAATGATGAAATATTAACGTAGACTGCATATCTTGTGGCATATTGCCGCCAAATACAGCCTTAAGGGCTTCTAGTCTTATATCATCAATTTTTGGTGGTAAGTTTGCCATTATCTATAAGCATCATTATAAAAGGCAAAGACTTTATCTCTGCGTTGGTCCTGTAAGTCAATGCTAAACCAGTCTATTCTAGGTCCAACTCCATGACTAACTTTTTTATGTATAGCTGAACTGAACGGATTTCCGTGTTCACTTGAGAAAAAGTTATTCAATATTATGTCATTTTCCATGTTCATACTAACTGCTGTAGTTGGTGACTCTAGCTCTGGAAAGCGTATTTTAGCTTCCCTTACTTGAGCGGGATATATCCCAAAACGATGCATAGTATCAGATACCCCATTAATATGAGAGCTAATAGCTTTAACTTTAATGGCAACATCTGGAACAGTTGGATTCCAACCTTGCCAATCTGGCCCAGGAATCGACTTATTGTCAAAATATTGAAGTGCAGCTTCATCCGCAATTGCATATGCGTCAGAAGATTTACCTTCTCGTTTTTGTACCATTACTTGTTCTTGTCTACGGCTCCACTCTCCTTCTAAAACAGGTTTCATGTATTCTGGTACAACCTGTAGGATCTTGCTCCTGTACTTCTCAGGAGCCTCTAAGAACGCATCAAAATATGGACGCTCTTGTCTACCAAGAGCAGATTGGAACGCTGTGGTGCGCCCTGTAGTTTGATATTGGGCTAATCCATAGGCTTTAGTCTGTCTAGCTTGAGATGCAAATATCGAAGCAAGCTGTTCATTTCCTTGCTCTTGCGCTAAACCCTGTAAGCCTCTATATTTTGCGTACTTTATATAATCAAAATATTGCTCAGCTTCTCTTTCTTTTTCTACATGTGGTGGCACAAATCCATGAGAAAAAGAACCAGTATAAGCCATCCTAGCTGTTGACCCAGCAAGGCCTATAGCTCCACCAGCTAATGTAGTTGCTATTGGATTAGCAGATAAAACAGGGAAAGGATTTAAGAATGAGCCAAACCTGCTTGATACAAGAGAACCCATTGACAAGCCTCGCTTAGCTGCCAGTAATGGGTCTTCCCCTATTGTAGTATAAAAAGCAGGGCGTATAATTGTCTCGAATGGATTTGACCAATCTGCAAAAACATCTCCCTCAACAACATCAGCAAGATATTGGTCATATGCATTTTGATATGGGAACAGCTTGGCTCCAACTATTGGAATATTTGCAAGACCCTGTTGTGAGAATGAAGTCCATGTTTTCCTTACACCTCTTGCAAACTGCGATTCATTTGAGTTTGCAAGGTCCTTTTGCTCTTGCTGCTGTTCCTGGAAATTAAACCTAAACCGTTTAGATTCTCTATAGTCTTTTGCTTGACGAACTTTCCAAGCCCAATATGGAGACAAATCCATTTTGTCTACCATCCCCTGATACCTATAATAGGCTTCTGAGAATGGTGCCACATCAGACAAAATTAAAAATTTATCAACATCAGAATACACACCAGCAACTCCGGAATGCATTCTATTTACTGACTCATACCCACGGCCAGGAAGTCTATACTCTCCTTTAGGGATTTTAGTAAAAGGATCGCCTTTAGTAAAATCAATAAAATAATCTCTATCTTTTTTAAATTGGCTTTCACTTCCGGGAAGCCAACGTGGCATTGTATTTGATATTGGGTTTATTTGTTGATTTATTTTAGATGGTTGACCATAATCTGACAATAAGAATCTTCTTATAAATTCAGTTTCACCTAATAGACCGCCAAGGTTTGCTTCATAAAACTGTCTAGCTATTGAGTTCATATTATTAGCAGAAGCTAATTTGAAATCTTCACCAAACTTTATACCAAATAGCTCTAATGCAAATTTCCAAATACCGGTTGGCTCTAAGCCAACATTAGCGTATTTATCAAGCCTATCCTTTATGACATCTGGCCTAGAAAGATCGACTACAGATACTGGCAAGTCTGGTAATCCTAGCTCTCTAGCAGCATTAGTTGGGACTCCTCTTTGATTTATATTAGAAGATGCTGTTATAAAAACCTGATTGGTTTCATGCATCCGTTTTGTTGGCTTAATTATCTCTCCAATTGTATCTGCCAAAATAGGGCCAACAATCGGAACTTCTTCAAACATTTTTGCAGTTGTTGGGTATGGACGGTCATAATAATTTTGACGTTCTAGCCTATATGGATCTATTATATTTCTTAAATAGAAAAGGTTAGAAGGAGTAGGCAATGAAGAACCATACTTCCAGTATTCTTCTTCAGAGCCATATAAATTAGTTTCATATGGCTTTTTCTTTAATCGTACATACCAATTGAAATCGTAATAATCAATTTGACCGCCAGTAAATGGCTGGTAACCCAACATCCACCATCGATTTTTCCTAACTGGAACCTTTTCTTCTCCTGCATATTCTCTTTCTAAGGATGCTGACGACTGACCAACATCAGGACCACCAATAGCACCATAAATAATACCAGAAGTTAAAAGGCCTAAAACTGGGTTTAATTCTGCACCTTTGATGCCAGCTATTAAAGCTCCAATTGAACCCATTACCCCTAAATCTAATCCTGGTAGTGTCCTTTCAAAGTCTTTTGCAAATTCGGTAATTCCTAGTTGCTCTCTTGCTTTTTGCTGACCAACCCTTAAGTTAGCATAAGCATCTGCTGCATATTCAATAGGACCCTGTCCAATAACTTGGCCAACCATATAGTTGGCATACATAGCAGCTTCTTTACCAAAATGATACATCATTGGTATAGCCGCCAGTCTAGCAGTATTTGCAATTACATTACTAGTTGGCTTAAAACCAATGCCAAGTAAACTGGCAGATGCTAACTTATTAAGTCTTATAGTCATCCAATTAGCAAAGTCATGTACTTTGCTAACCATATCTGCATCAGCCGCATAGTCGTATGGCCTTAAAGCGTAATCTAATTCGCCAGTTAATTTTACACCAGTAGCCTGTCTAGAAGATCTGCCGATTACGACTTCTGAAGATTCAATGCCACCTCGTCCAAAGTCTGTTAAAAAATCTTCTTTGCCTAGTTTTTTTAGGCCAGCAGAAGCTGCTTCTGCAGCTTCACGATCTACAATTGCAACATCATCACTTAACCCAATATATCCTTTTAGACGTTCATAAAATCCGCGAACTCCTTTTAATGGGCCTCTTGCGGGTCTAAAGTCTTCAATAGACATTATGCCTTTACCGGTATATTTACCAGCAGCATATTCTATTCCTTTGGTTGTCTGTCCTTCTAAAACGTATGGCTCAACTAAATTGCCTACTAAAGATGCTCTAGCTGGCTTATAGTCTTTTGCATAAAAAACAGCCTGACCAGTAGATACTTTGTATACATTTTTAACTAAGTTTCCCGCAAGACTTAAAAAACCAGTTCGTCTTTCATGGAACTTTGGTCCCACTCCTAAAATGTCTTGCAGGTTATCAAAGAAACCACCATCTGATGTTTTAACAATATCCTCTGGCGACTCTCTTAACATTGCAGCTAGATATCTAGCGCCACCTACATTTGTGAGTGTCTTATCAGTAGCTACTCTAACTAACTGTCCAGCTTGATAGTCATAGACAGAACCACCAACAAATAGTGATTCTAATTTGCCTTTAGTTGGAGATCTAACTATGCCAATAGATCTTTCATTGGCAACAAAAGATTTAAGGCTTGTGAATAACCCAAACGGGTTAAACACTTCTGACATATTTTCTAGACCAAATCCTAGGCGCATCATCCTAGAATCTACTATCTGGCCAGCAGTATCCCTATATATATTTTTATCTAATATTGTTGCTTTTGAGACGAGGCCTTTATCAACACCTCGCTGCAAAACAGTTAGCTCAAACGACGAATCTGCCGATTTCAGTAAACTTGGATTGTCTAATACGTCTCCAATTGTTACCCTACTATAGCCCCGATGGAACACATTGTCAATAGGAGCACTTGCATTTATATTGCCAAAAAAGCCCTTAAAGAGAGAAGTTGCAGGGCCTCTAAATCTATTGTAACGTTCAGACGTTAATATGTAATCAGCATGAGCAAGGTCTTGCAACAAAGCTATAGAAGAAAGCTCAGTGCCATTAGCTAATGTTGCACCAAATGCCTTATTCCTATAAGGAGCAGAATTAGATAATCCAGCATGAATTAAAGCAGGGAATGCAGGCCTTTTTTGTCCTAGCTTGCCAATGTTTCTGACCATCTGGCCAGCCATATTAGCTAATGAAGCATATATATTTTTCCCAAAGGCTTGTCCTAAATAATGAGCCCCTACTCCAACAGCCCCAACTTTGGCTAAATAATCACGATCTCTTTCTTCCGCATCAGCAACGCTTCTATAATACAGGCTAGGACTAGCCTGATTTGCTAAAGCATCATCTGATATCTGCGGAATTTCATCCATCGTTTCTGAAGTCTGGCTTTTCTGCTACCCCAGGGCTTAACAAGTCATCAGTACTAGATTGCATTCCTTGTGGCCTTGGGAAGTTTAATTTTTTGCCTTTTTGCGGCTTTGGATTAAATATAGCATTAAAATCTACTGGCTTTCCTAAAGCTTCTTCAGCCTTAGCAAAATATTCCAGTTGTTGCTCTAAGTTCATGTTTGCTACGTCTTGCGTTGATACCGTCTTAAAAGCAGTGCATATATATATTTCAATTAAAGATTGAAGTTCTTGCGCTTTTGCTCTTTTTGCTTTTAAGATCTCAAAGAACTTTTCTTTTGATTGATACCCGGATATGTCTAATATCTTTTGAGCTATATGATCTATGTAAAAGGCATTTTTGCAATTACTTACCCAGTCAAATGCATTTTCACCAGTGCTAATAAAAAGCACTGTCATTCTTAAGATTGCATCATTTATAGACGCACCATCTAGATAAGTTTCAAGATCCATTACAATGTCATATTCTGAAAAGGTTAAGGGCCTGAATAATATCTCCAGGCCCCTAACGTCTAAGAAATAAATGGATCTATGACCCTTGGTTTTTAACTCAATTAAAGCTTCAATTGTGTGGGAGTCCATTTACTCATAGTCTTACTGGTTCAGAATCAAGACCTCCAAAGCCTGACATTGCTAAAATAGCATCTGCTAATGTCTGTACAGCACCTGCTGGAAGCTTTGCAACATCCACAGGGCTATAGACTAGGCATACAGAAAGGAGGTATTCAAATTCTTCTTCCATTATTTCTGCTTTTAGAACTTCATTTTCCCCTGCTTTAGAAAGATTTTCATTTCTTTTCTTTAGCAAAGCTTTCCATTCAAGCCGTGTAATAGGGCGGTAAGCATAATGCTTACGACCAATTTCAGCAAGCTCTACCTCGTAACCAGCAGATTTAGCTTTTTCTACGGCTTCTTTTAACTCTGGAGCAAGTTCAATACTCATATTTTTATATTTTTATCCTTGTGTTACTTCTATGTCTCTAGCAAAAAATGAATATATCTCAAGTATTGGTTGAGCACTTGACGACATATCATCAGATATTCCGGCTGATGCGCTAACTGTCTCAGCCTCACCAAATATAACGCAATCTTTTATTGTTCGCGTATAACCACCATCCCTCTCTTGGAATCCATATCTCATTTTTAAATCAAACGGACTACAGTTATCTTCGTCTAAGATAGAACCTAAGTCACCTCCAAAATCAGCTTGCTCAAAGGATCCATTTGCTTGACGAAGTCCTTTTTTTAGTTGATCTATTAGCTTTACAGGACTTGTCATACTAAGACTTGAATAATTTGTTCCAAGGTTAACTTGTAACGGCATTGACTTTTGTTTTGAACTTTTTATTATCTGATTAGCAATATTTTTTGCTTTATTCTCAAAGTCTATTTTATCGATAGATTTTAAAAATGCGTCAGTATCGTACAAAGGATCGGCACCTCTAATTTTTTGTTCTACTTGTGCTGTAGTATATTTGCTGTTGGAATCGGCATTTAAAATTGCAGCTCTTAGATAGCCAGGGTATCTATAATTTATTATTATATTGCCTGTAACAATCTCTTTTCCTTTCGCAACAAAATCATATTTCCTACTGTCATAACCCCAAATTGGCTGGTAGTTGACTTTTCTCTGAAAGTCAACCCTAAATATGTCATCTATCCATAATGATCCTATATAATAGGTAACAGTTGAAGGAGATGGATAAAATCTTGATGTATTTATAGTCATTTTTAAGGCAAAGGAGTCAAATACGTTATTAAATCTTGTGTCACAGTTGTTAAATCTTGTGCCACAGATGGCATTCCTGGATCTGTATAGTATACGTAAAGACCGGGATTGTTACCAAAAGTTAAGTTATATGCAGCATTAATACCTGATGTCTTATTAAGTATAGATCCCCGTATTTCGTCTAAACTTCTTATCGAAACAGATTTTGGTAATTGCAACCTAGGAGTCTCGCCAATTCTGTCAAATAGATCATCTGGGGTAAAATTTCCAGGCCTATTGCCTCTTGCTAAAGTTTTATAGTCGTTGTCTTTTTGTTGAAGATCTTCTTGAGTTGCTAAAAATGGAGTAACATGTTCAGCAACGTAGCTGTATGTATATTCTGTATACATATCATCAACAGAATACGTGGTACCCCAATTTACTATGCTTACATTTTGTATAATTTGAGCTCCAATGCCACCAAGCTCATTGTTTGCCAATATAATTATATCAAAATTCGGCAATTGGTCCGCATGAAAACTTTGGTCGTTTGACTTACTTAAGTCTACAGAAAAAATTTCCTTAAACGGATCATGATTTGTTATAGTAAACACCATAGATCCTGCAAAAGATCTAGCGCCTCTTGTGTAATATTTTGCTCTAACTTCCCCGCATCTTCTAACTGGCAAAACAGATGTGGTTGAGCTGATTGTAAGTGTCTGTATTTCAGAAGAAACCTTATAAATACTCCCTGCTGGATTTGCAGTTTGCGAAGAGTAGGGCACTGTAAAAATAATCATGATATCAGATCCACTAAAGGTCTGAGTATCAGGAAAAGTCTTTCTACTTAAATATCTTTCGCTTTCGTCTACTACCATGATATTTTATTAAGAGTAGGGTGAGGGAGTTACCCCCACCCTACATTTCTAAATATTAAGCTATTACTGGGTCAGCAGGAGCATCAGCATTGAATCCGGGGATTTTAATTGCTGCGCCTACCTTCCAAGGAGTAATGCCCGTTGCGATGAAAGTACATGCTTCATCTGTTGTAATATCATCAACGCTCATACCAGAGCCACAGTTGATAATTTCAACACCGTGGATCTTCATTGTCATATTATTGCCGTACTCGTTTGCAGCACTGACAACAATTTCAAATGGTAGAACTTGATCATGGTACATTACAGATGCAAGAACCTTATCTAGCACTACAATACCAGCAGTGCCTACGGTACCAATACGACCACTAAGACCATCTGGTACTGTTAATTCAGGAGCTGTAATATCAGACAAGGAGACCGAAGGCTCGGTAACCCAGGCTGCGTACTTAACATCTCTGAAAACCTCTAAAAGAGCTGATCTGTCAAACACAATAAATATTACAGAGCCAGCAATACCACGCTTACCGCGTGAGAAAGATCTGGGGTCTGCGCTACCCATTGTGTAGATAGGAGCCTTTTCTCTTTGGATAGTATAGGAAAGGCCTTGTACCTCACCAATTAAATTACCACCAAAGGTAACTAACATATCAATTCCAGAGAAGGAATTATATGTTCTGCTAAAAGACTGAACGTTTGCCATAGCTAATTATCCTCAGCCTGTTAATTGTTTGGTTAGCGACACGTTGACTGTAATCTTGGTCATTTCAAAGGCTGGAACAAGAGTCAAGTCAACCTGAGCCTCGCCTAGTACTTGCTGATTTGGGCTTGCAGTAATGCTGAACCGATAGCCAGTAATAGCACGAGATGCCTTCATCCCACGTAAAGCTTTGTCAATTTCACCAGAGAGTGCGTTACGAGCAGCAGCTGTATTTGGCTCACCGATGAAACGCTCGCCAATGTTTCTAATAACATTGATGGTAGCGTCAACAATTCTTACAGTTGTAAGGCGGTTATAGTCAGTTCTGATATACTGGCTAACATTGTGACCACCAGTCATTGCTGATGCTACAACGAAACCAGTTGCACGGTCTAAGAACGACACAATGCGGCGACCAGCAAGACGGTTTACCTGAGCACCAGACAGCTTACGCTGAGAGGTAACGTTAGGAATACGCTTATTAGTTGGCGCAGAGTGTGGTAACAAAGTAACAATTTTGGCACCATATGATGCCGAACCATCAGTAGTCTGCTGGGTAGCACTTGCGGCACCACCAAATGCAGCTGCTAATTTTGCAGTGCTAACTAATGATGTAACTAATGGAGCTCCAACAACGCTAATTCTTGAACCAGCATCGGCAGGATTTCCACGTTGATCTACTACTGGATTCCCAGCAAGGTCTTCACCTTGGAAGAATGTCCAATAGGCACTCTTAACAGCAGTAGCATCATTGTCATTGTCAAGATAATTGACGAATCCAAGAGTAGTGTCTTCGGAACCAGCTAGATAGCCGCTCCAAGCATTTGAAGCGGAGTTTGGGCTAAGATTATATGAAGCACCAACTCTTGTAGTCTCTTTCTCCCATTGAGTAATCAATGACTGAGAAGGAGTTCCAAAATAAAGTGTTTCTAGTCCGCCACCAGTAATTGCTTGGACTTCAGTGCCAAGAGTTGCATTACCAGTTAAACCAATTGCGTTTGCAGAACTAGACAAAGCATAAGCCATAGCCCAGTGCATAACTGGCATTAAAGGGATTACTCCAATGCAAGCATTATCAACATCTCTTGTAGCAGAATAGCAGAATTGTGCTAACTGCTCAGTGAAATATCCTGAGTTAACAGGACAGTCAGCCCATGCATTAACTGGAACAACAACATTTAATGGACGGTCTTTGATAGCTTCATATGCAGTTGCAAGTGCTGAATATCGTAATCCAGGACCTGCTCCGGTAGGAAGCCAGTAAGATGTCATTTCGTCGCCAGTAACATGTGCGATTGCTACAATTTCAATATTAGTTGCACCAACATTAGCAGCTTCTTCAACTGCTAATGCCAATTCTCCAGGATACTTTTCACCAGAAGAACCACTTACCCATAATGCCGCTACGGCTTGGCCTACGTTAGTTACTGTAAAGGCCTCGCGTAATGGAATTCCAGTATTAGAGGTAATTCCTAGAAAAGTAATCTTGGGACCAGCAGGTGGAGGTGCAATCTGTAGACCCAGGTCGTTCAGATTAACTGTTACGCCTGGAAGATTCGGATAACCCATAAGTATCTCCTAAAAAGTTTAAAGATTGCCATCGTTATAGTAAATATTACCAAACAAGTATTGTCCACTTGAATCCCTAAACAGATCATTATATTCCTGCTCGCTAATTTGGCCAGAAACTAGCTGTCCAGCAATATAACGTGTTGAGGTGTCCAATATTCGATCACTTAGATTTACAGAGTAATTTATATTGGTCAAGTCTCTTCTACTTATTGCCTCTATTTCTTCGGTTCTGAAGTAGTACTGCAAAGTGCGTACTACGAGGTCTTGCCTCCACTTCTGCGAATCTGTGCTGTTATAGCGTCTAACAAAGAGCATTTGCTGAACACCATTTTTCTTCAAAACCCATTCATAGAGATTTATAAACTTTTCAAACCAACGGGCCAGTCTATTGGCTGAAAAATTGTCGTTAGTGCAGCAGTCAAACTGCACCAAGTTGTCAAAAGTCTGAGCTCTAATCTCAATCGAGTGATTCGGTGAATCAGGATCTTTGATTGTTTCTCTGACCTTTTTCTTGTAATCTTTTGGTTCGCCAAACGGTTGTTTGCCTAAAGAACCTGGTTCTTTTAATGCCAACGTGTAAATTATTGAAGGTCTCATTGGACCTTTTGTAACCATTAAGCCAGAACTAGTTTGTGCTTCTGTTTCTATACTAACTGGAGGATCTTCTGAAAATCTTACATAAGACTTTGGATCAACAAATTCTAAGCGCTCTGATTTAAGAGAGCTTGGGGGCGTTATAGACTTAAGTTTAATAAGACCTTCCCATAATTTGCTTTTGGGATTTACTACAATATCATCTATGGTGTAAATCTCACCAGTAGTCTTATTTTTAATTTGAGAGTCTTCTTTCGGTTCAGAAAATAAGTATGGCATCCAAATTAGATTTTTTTCTATTCTATGAGACTTATAGGTTGTCTCATATTTTTTAAGAAGAATATCTATCATATGAACACACTCTTCAAAGGTAGCAGGTCTATCTGCTGTAAGTCTTTGAGTTTGATTCAGTATATCTGAATCAATAGAGTATGTAGATATTAGCTCTTCTGGATATTCTAGGTTAGTTGGTCTACCAAATATATCGTACTTTGTGCTCATTGTGGCTTACCTAAGCTAATCTTTTGCTCTTCTATTGAGCAGACAAAAAAGTCTATCCTACCATGATCTGCTCTAAATATGCTAACATCTTTTATTTTATAAGCTGCTGTTATTTTAAATGGCTGTACTGGTATAAGTGTCTGTTCATTTAATTCTAATTCTAAAACCCAATCTACTGCTTTTGGATTTGCATCATGTTGAAATATATATCTATTTTCACTGATAGTTACTGCTCCAGAATCTCTTATGCCAGGAAAAGAGCGCTGAGAATATCTATAGCCCTTTACTAATTTATCAATATAAATATATCCTATCCCAAGACATGATTTACATCTATTAAAAGATTGATCATAATTATCTGGGACTTTTGCTTTGCATTCATAACATGGTTTATTTAAATCAACAGACCTTAGCGCCACCCAGCGAAACCCCATGTTATCGCGGAGTAGATATAATTCTTTTCTAAAGTCTATATAATTTAAATTCATTTATCTAACGCGGCCTGCTGCTTTAGCGAGAGCAATTTCTGCAGCAATCTGTTCTGCGCTTTTAGGAGCCTGTGGCATATCAGGAGGCAATACTGGATTTTTTGGAAGTACTGTGAATCTGCCTGCAGGTGCATGAGATCCTTCCATTTCTTGCATTGCTTGTTTAGCTATTTTGGTCATTTGTTCTTCTGAAAAAGATTTGCGTAGTTCTGTCATATAAAATACCAAGGGTTAGTGTTTCTGGAAGTTCTGTTTAAATCTATGTTAGCTTGAGGAGCATTTCGTTGATAATAAACATATCTAGTTTCAAATATTCTACCAGATATATTGAACCACTCTCGTGGTAATGGTCTATTTTCAACATGAATCCATCTATCTATTCTTTGGACAGTCTTAGCTAAGAATAAAGCTTTATCTATGTCCTCAAGCTCATCTTCAGCTCTTTTTTGTTTTAATGTAGCCTGTCCAATAGCCACATCAAATGCAACGCTAAAGTCGCCTAGTGATCTTCTAGATCCAGCAACTATTGCTTTATTCAAATCTAGATCATCTAACACATCAATTAGTGATCTATATATTACCCATTTATTTGATAACCAAATTGATGGATTTGGTATAGCTATAGTTCTATAATAGAATCTTATACTATTCTTTAAAAGAACTGCTGCTAAATAATCATTTGTCAACTCTTTGGAAAGAGCGGCTAATTCTGTTTTAAGCCAATGAACTCCACCAAGGTTTGGGAAACGTTCCGTTGTAAAAGTTAACTTATACTCATTAGGGCCAAACTCAGTGCTATCTGTGGCTGTAACTTCTTCTCCAACAGTAACAGATACGCCAGCATTTTGTGGTAATGGCCCATCAAAATTAGCATACAGATATTGACCTGAAACACTTAGACCTGTCATACTTGGTATTGTGTATCCAGTAATATCTGCTACAAGAGTATTTCCTGAAGCATAAAATCCAGTATAATCTAATATTGGATATAGGTCAACTGTAAGCCATTCGTCAGTTAAAAGTGACCCTGAAAGAGCTTTATTAAATTTCAAATAAAGCTTATCGTTAGTAAGAGCACCATTTATGTCGTATGAGTTATTTTTTGGATATGTTTTTTCGATTGCAAATGGACCAAGTGCTTTAACATGTGTAGGAAGATTTATATCTCCCTCTAAAGACAAATTTGTAGCTTCTTTGGTAATTATGCTATCATCAATATATACGCGAGTTCCAGTAATAAATGACACCTCTAAAGTATCAGTAAGAGCTTCAGAGGTGCCATATTCTTTTATTACATAGTCAGAACCTATTGCAATATCGGTTCCAGGAAATCTTACTGCATATACTGTATCTTCAGCCAAAACTCCTAATGGAGTAACTTTTAATACTCTAGTGGTAGTATTGTAATCAAGACTTGTTGGGACCGTATCTTGTGTACCAATGTTTACAAGTACACAGCTATTTAAGTTTATTGAACTTTCAACTAAACCAGGAGACGCAAAAGTGATATACAGAGGTATATTGAGAAATACGTCAGCAGAGCCAGCCGTTGGGCTAGAGGTTTGAATTGAAGGTTGCCCCATGTTATATAGAGTCTCCTAAAAACTTTTTAAGAATCTCTTCTTTGTTTTCTTCTTGTTTACCAGTTTTAGCTTTTCTTCCTGGCTTAGTAGACTTAACTTGGTCAACAATTCTTGTTTCTTCTTTCGAAGTGACTGTTTGAGAACCAACGTCTATAGTTACAATATATGACTCGGGATCGTTTTCATAATCCTCTACTATATATTCAGGACCATGATATGCATCAAGGCCATCTTTCAAAAAGCGGAGCCAGTCTGTTCTTCTTGAGTTGTCTTCTTCAAATTTAATGCAAGCCTTTAATATTTCAAAGGCACTCCAATTGCCATCTGATTTTTTTAGAACTAATTGTCTGAATTGTTCTTTACTATCTTCAGTTAGCATTCTTTTAGACTTTAAAAGCATTAAATAATTATTTATGACTGCTTCATCTTTTCTTGCTACAGGCAGATAAACTCTTCCTTCTACTAGTATACCAGTATTTATCATATCCTGTACTTGCTGTGCTTCATCAGCAGTCAAGTCATTTGGCAACTTAACACACCATTTTTGTGGAGTAAGCCAAACTTTAAATTGACCATGCTGACCTTTTATTGCACCAATACCTAAATATCTTGATCTTTTTTGATTTAAAGATACAACGGTACCGGCAAAATTATTAATAATTCCGAATTTTTTTTGCATATTGAGTCTCAATAAAATGGGGAAAACCCCCTGGATTAGTTTCCGTTCCAGGAGGTTTTCCTTTATTTTGCTACTTACTAGCTATAAGTTACCATCAGGGAACTATAGCAGTAAGAGTTGGATCACCGCTCAAGGGGTCAGGGAAATCTCCAGTGGAGAAGCTGACAGAGTGGTTTGTGGTGAAATCGAAGCTCGGATCAAGCGATACACCCTTGATGAGGCCAGTGCCTTGGCCGTTGTTAACGGAACCTAGGCCATAACGCTCACGGAGTTTTACCTTCATGATATCCTTGCTTGGATCATTCCACTGCTCAGTGGTAACTTCCTCGTCAACAACTAGCACACCAAGCTCACTTGAATCACACAGAATCATGTCTGTGGTATTATTAGTGGCATCGTATGCCATGTAGGGAGTTACTACAATGCGGAAGGCATATGGGAAGACAGAAGGAACGTTTACAAACGTAGTTGCAAGGTTCTCAGGATTGCTCACAGTAGTATTCTGTAGCAAGCCGTTCATGCCGCCATTGGCCCACTGAGGAGCACTACCAGGCTGACCCTGGAGAGCATTCCACATTGAAGCGCCATTCTGGAACCCAAATAATCTGCTTAGACCATCATTAGCGAAGATCTGCCAGGCAAAGGGGTTCATAATTAGCGTGTTAGGAGTAAAGCCTCTGTTGATCATTGTTGCATAGGCCTTGAAGATATCCTGTGCAGTCAATGTACCATTGTAGGCGCCACCCGCATTACGACCAGTTGTGCTGGGATAACCTGTGCTGGTGTTATCAAACAGGGTGTTTGAACCACCTGCATTGGAAATTATCATATTGGCAATTTTTTGCTCCTTCCAGCGAACTAGTGCTTGACCAGCAGCTCTAAGGTGCATTGACATCACGTCATAGAGTGAATAGCGGATCATCTCTTCCGAGAACTTAACCGCAACACCGCTCTTGCCGATTGTGGCAACGACCTGACCTGCAAAGTCAAGGCTTCTTTCAGGATACTCGCCACCTTCAGGGATATCGGCTGCAGCAATTGCACCGACAGCAGGGAAGGTTAGCTGACTACCATGAGTATAGTTAATACGCTGTAGCATTGGCGTAAGGACAATGTTAGGCTCAACAGCCTCTTTTACGATCTCGCTTACAACCCGAGGGATAAGTAAGGGGTGATCATTAGAGAATGAGTCTCTCATTTCCTTGGTGTGATTCTTATCAATCTTAATCAGATCGCTTAGCTCAACACGGCCAGGGACGCCAGAGATATGACCATTACGCTTCCAAAGATCAACTGCTTTGGAAAGAATTTTCATATCTTTGACAACATGTTTATTTAGACCTTTAGTGTCTACAAGTTCCACGTCTTTAGTTTTGGACTCAAGGTCCTCAACTGTCTTGACGAGGTTTAATAGAACTTCTTTCTGGTCACCATCAAAAACTTCTGAAATTGTCTTAGTAGGCATATGTATATTGCTCCTCATAGACGGACCAGAATGTTCAGGGCATAATATATGCCACTGCCATCAGCAGTAGCATCTTGCAACCATGCAGGTACGCCCTTAGTGCCAGAACCAGCTAGACCAAGACCAGGCACCGTCTGTACTTTGTCTAGACCCTTAAATTCAGCTGTACCAGCAGCAGTTAATGACCAGCTAGTAGTATCAGCACTAAGCTTAGTGCCAGCACTTGCAGTACCATCGGCAAAGGCAACTTTACCATAGCAGCGGCCAACAACATACTTTAATGTGGTAGCTGAACCATCCCAAGCCTTTAAACGGCCTAGGACTTTATTCTTATCTGAAAGAGAAGCAGCTCTGCCATACTCGTCAGCAGTATCGCTAATCATTACCATTTGACCAGGAAGAATTGTTTTTTCGTCAGTGGTAATAGCAGGTATTTGAATTAGATAATCAGTTAAAATGCCAAGGCTTTCATTACGCTTGTAGTTAACAAAAGCTTGTTGTAAATTAAATGAATATACTGGATTGTATACAACTCCAAGAGGAAGAACAGGACCGGCAGTTACACCAGTTGCTGTCCAACCTACGTCTGAGGTTGATAAACCCCAAGTGTCATCTGTAGATGAGAAACGTCCAGTTATAGTTTGTGCACCAGTTCTGCCGTGGGCAGGGAAAACTTTACCTTCTGCAAAGCCACCAGTCGCAATACCAACAAAGGTACCGGGCATAATGACTATTGGGTCATGGTGAAGTTCTTCGACCTGAACTGGGGGCAACCCAGTCCAAGCTTCCATTGGTGTAGCACTTGACTCAGGACGAACCCCTTCCATTAGCTCACGGTATTGGGGTACATTAACGCTATACCCACGCGGAATACGATATGAAGCCATGAATAATTTCTCCTAAATTAGGATTCGGTTACTTAAAAAACGACTCCAAGGCCTTTTCTTTTGAAACGCCAGTGTCTGCTAATGACTTAGATTCAATAGAGTTAGCGTTGGCTGTTGGAGACTCGATTTTCTTATCTGCTACTAATTCCTTAGTAGTTTTAATGATATTAAAATCTTTTGTCTCAAGCATTTCAACACTAAGATCTTGTACTGAATCTTTTAGAGACTCAACTGAACGCCCAGCATACTCGGCCAATTTTTTGTTATAGGACTCAAGGTCCTTAACAGGAGCAACAATAGATTTCTTCAAGAAAAGCTGAGAGTTAATCAAAACAGTTGCATAAGCAGCTTTAACATCAGATGTCTGAGTAGCTAACTGTTTACGTAAAGTTTCGATTTCGTCTTCTTTGTCTTTAAGAGCCGTCTGTAGTCTTGCTGATTCAGCTTTAGCATCTTTTGCGTCCGCTTCAGCAGCCTGGAGTGAGGTTGTAAGACTCTTAACTACGGCTAAAGAGTCGGTCTCACTAAGACCACTACCAGTCGAGGGTTTCTGCAAATCACTCTTAGGGGCTACGACACCTTCCTGTGAATCATTTGTAGACGTTGCCTGAGCAGGGTTACTATCACTAACGCTGGCCGCATTAGTGACATGTTTCTTTTCATCTTGTACTTTTGTCATTGAGGAATCCTCTTTTTCATTTTTTAGTTTTGATGCATCAAATAAAGGTGATACCGCGATTATCGTCTTACCGGTAAGTGCTTTTCGATCTTTTGCGGTAACAACACTCTTAATTCCAGCAAGTAGGTCAACTTCGTTTTCTCCATCGGTAAGTACTAAAGTCTTTACTTTAGCATTTACCGGGTCATAGAAATCAAGGACTTTTGAGTCTTTGTCTTCCAGAGACATTGACTTGATTTCTGCAAAACTATCGCCTGGTATATTGACTAATGAAACCTCTTTATACGAAAGAGGTCCAGTAATACCATAGCAAAGATACTCTGACTGACCATTTGCATTATCACCAAGAGTGTATTTTTGGCCTGGACTGTGGGAGCATTCTGAATCATAACTATTCATGCTATCGCCACATATACTGCAAGTTAAATCACTAATAGATTGTCTTGTAGAAACATTTCTAAATCTACCATCAAGTACTTTCTGAATAGAATCGGCATCCATTATATCAACGCCAAGTTTGATATATCCAGAGCCTTCCTTTTCTGATGGAATTAAATAGTCTTTTTCCCAAGCAGGTCCATGAACTAACTGAATATAATCTGCGCTAAAGACTCTGCCAATTGGGTCAGCCTCTTCATTGTGATGCTTTAATACGGGTTTACCAATAGGCTTAATAAAAGAATCGGCACCATTTTTCATGTGCTTGCCAGGATATACGCGAAGATTAGTTAATCTTCCAGAATGAGTGGCGTCAATAAACACCTTTAATTTTACGGCTTTATTTGCTGATGTAGCATCATCGCACAGACTCTGTGCATCTTTTTTAATAGACCCAATGTCAAGCCGTAAATACTCTCTGAAATCTGGAATATTAAATTTGTTCTTCATTGGGTTTAACTTCTTTACGTTTTTTTTGTTTTTTTCTGGACTTATTAATTTTTCTTCTGGCTCTGTATACGTTTTCTAAGTCAGAAGCAGTTTCAAGGTCATCAAATTCGTCCTCTTCATTTTTTTGATTACCTGATTTTTTTTCCGTCATAATTTTATTTAGATCCTAGAGTTATCTCAAATGAACAGTTTCCATGAGTGCTTAAATTGTTTGCATAGGAATTATTTTTATCCACTAAAGAGATTTCAATATCTCCTCTTTCGCCACAATCTTCGCAGAACCACAGGTCTTGATCAGGCCGCAATATAATAGTCTTATGACCATGGGCTCTTGCCGTTCTTGCGTACCCAATCCTATAAGCTAGATCTATATGCTTTGCTGTCAATGACTTAAGATCTTCTTTTAGCACATCAAATATACTTGTAACATAAAATTGCAATGGCCTATCTACCGTTCCACCAGATAAAGCTTCATTGTCATTTAAAAGCTTAATGCCATTTTCTTTAATCTTAGAGAAACTTTTTTCTATGTAATTTTTATAAAATCTGTCAATATATTTTTTTGTTATTTCAAAATCTCCAGCAACCCCTAAATCTGCCATACAATCTTTTGCGCCAATAGATATGACTGGATCTAATGCTTTTCTTGCTTCTATCAAACTATTGTCAATAAAATACGTAAATATAAAGTCCACTTGCTCTTGTTTTGTGCTAAGATCCATTGGGTCATCAGAATTGACACCCAATTGATGTTTATCAATAAGTTCCCACATCTGTGCCCTCGAATCAGATATAAACTGACTTACGTTATTTAAATACGCTTGGGCAAGCAGATCTAAAGAATTTTTAGTAACTTTAGTTTTAGAAGACTTGCTACCAAATTGGTTTGCTGGTCTTGTTCTATTTGATATTTTATTTTTTATAGCTGGAGTGCTAGAAGATTTTGCAACAGCCTTTTGTGCAGCCTGTTCTCCAGCCATTCTCTGCATTTCCATATTTCTTTGATGAGCCATTTCAGGGTGCAAAAGTTGTTTTTCTTCTTCAGAAATAGGCTTTTTACCAAGATAATCTCTTCTGAATTCCTCATGGGTAATGCCACCAGCTAAGTAAATATCAGCTCCATGGGCTTGGAATGCCCTATCCATATCCTCATCCATTTCTTCAAATTCCCAACGCGGGATATTCTCACCAGGGATAAGATCAAATCCGCCTTCTAAGGCCAATGGGACTAGCAGATAATTTGTTAGAACATCAGATATAACTGACTGGAAGTCCCTGGCAGAATCTTGTAATCCTTGAGAAACTGTTACTGCAGAGGCTCTTGACGAGCTTCCTCTACCTAAATCTACTTCAGATAATCTAAGTCCACCTAAAACTCTAGATTCAAAATACTGAATATATGGTATTAAATCTAAGGTTTGGCGTTCTCCACCGATTATTTCTGCACCAATTCTATGAGAAGTAACTAGTCCGCCTTCCCTAGAAAGACTTTCGACCATTGCTCTAACTACTGATATTTCATCGCTACCATCATCAAAAACTTGAGCTGGGAATTCGTCAGTTCCAACTTTATAATGAATTTGTGGAAACGTATTTCGTTGAGCTAAGAGCTCTGACAACTCTTCCAGTCTTCTTAATGTCCGGACATCGTCTAATACTGGCAAGATATATGGAGTGCCAAATATAAACCCTGTTTTTTTGTCTATTGTAGCAACAATTACATCATCAGCGTCAAATAAAAGTTCGGTCTGAGAATTTGTAGCATTTTCTATTCGCTGCTGCCATTTTGTTGGATAGCCAAGATCATTTATATGAACAGATACTGAAGTTGGATCCAATGGGAATAAAGCAGCTATAGGATCTAACGTCTTAGAATGCATTCTTATAGCTTGGCCATTGGCTCGGCTCGGATCCCGTTTGACAACAAGAAACGCTGTCCCATACGTAACCAGATTCGTTACAAACTCTCTTAGCCATTGTTCGGTTGTAACACCAGAAACTAAGAACATTTCAAATAAACGTCTATTTAAATAATCTTTAATTTCATCATCTTCGCAAAAAACTGAGAAACCAGATTTCATAATCTGTTCTCTATGCTTTCTAATGCTTTGATTTATATATGGTTCAACGTCTACAGCACGACCTATTTCAGCTAAATCATAACCTGAGTTATAATAAATATTTTTAATGCTTTTTCTATTGGGAATAGTCTCTGCAGTTGGAGAGCTAGTTCTATAAAATAATGGTTGCGGCAAAGTTCTTCGACGCTCTTGAATAGCCTGCTCTATTTGCCTGGATTCATTTATATTCCCTAAAGCAAGTTTAATATCATTAATTTCTTTGTTAAAAAGGCCAGCCTTATTGCTTAAAGCATTATATTCTTCCTTTTTAACTATTTTAAACCCAAATAAATCCATTTAATTTATACCTATCTTTAGTTTGACGTAGGTGTTGCATTAACTATGTCAGTAATTTTAGCGCCCATACTTATATTAAATTGCATAACTTGATCGTCAAAGCAATCCGGTATAGGCTTGCTATACTTTTTATTTCCGTTAGAGTCTGTGCCTGGGATTTCAGTGCCTAGGTATTCGAGGTCAATACTTGGAATGTCAGCAAAATGCTTGCGTTTTTCTTCTTCTGCCATTTTCATTACAGGATATAATTTATCCATATCGATAGCAATTGATACCAAGGTATCGCTGGTAGCATCATCAATAGATGATTCAATGCTACATAAAGTCTGAGCAGAATCGATTTTATTAGCAAGCTTGTCAATCCAGACTGCCATAGTAGCTAGCAATTTGCTGCTGGCGCTATTTAATGCCCAATTTTTTGATCCAGATTCTAGCGCTATAATTACTCCCTCAAGGGCTTTTAAGATATCAATAAAAATTTCAAATATATATTCTACTGCTATATCTATTCCAAGCATTATTGGTGGAATACCAAGGCATCTCCATCTAGAGTCATTAAATAGTGGCAATACTTCTTGCAGTTCTGCACTTATTTTGCGAACTAGGCTATCTATTAATTGGGACAAATAAGATACGAGCATATTTAGTATCCCAATAATAAAACCTTCCATTAGCCTTGCTAATATTTCAGCTAAACTTGCTGTAAAAGAAAGACCAGCTATTCTTAAAAGCGTTGACAACCTTTTAAGTATATCCGTGTTCATTTTCCCAAAAAAATGAACCAAACAGCATACTAGGCATGGATCTATCTCAAAATTTAATGACTGGTATATTTCATTATAAGCTGTATTAAACTTTGAATTAAGACTTTTTATATATCCACTTAACTTAGTGTTAATTGCACTTTTTACATATGGTACAGCTTCTGGGGTAAGTATATTTTCTTCTCCTACCTCAGTAATTGTAGTAGAAGCCTGGGCGACTCCAGTAGACCCTATTTTGTAAAGCTTTCTCCATTTGTCAGAAAATGCTGGAGCCATGCTAGCAGCACTTCTAGTAAGCACTTGAGATTCGGCTACTTGAGAGTAGCATACCCAATGATGATAATTTAAGTTGTCTTGATGACGCTGTATATAGGTTAAAGAATAGTTTCTAATAGCTTCGTAATCATTATAACGTTGATTACGCTGCATTTTTGAATAATCTATTCCATTTTCTTCTAATATTCTTCTTCGCTCTTTTGGATCAGAAGACATTTTTTCTATGTTATTTTTTATGTCTTCTGGCAATTTAGAGTCTTTGAAGAGGGCATTAAACTCGTATAATGTCCATCCTATTTCTACAAGTAATGCAATTGCAAATGGCACGCCTCCAGCGGCAAATGATTTAATCTCGCCAGTGTCGCCATGAGTATCTATACCCATTGATTTAGAGGCAAGAAGCCATATATCATTTAATGCACCAGCTATTAATATGCCAGCAAATGGGCTTAGCATATCTAAAAATGCAGTTATCCAATCATTCCCACTTTTGTCAATATCTTTAAACTTTGTTATTACAGCCGCATGATCAAGCTTTGGATCTGTAATGTTATATTTTAATATCCAATCCTCATTAAGGTTTAAGTTGGCTTGTGCCACAGCATCACACGCCTCCTTGAACATTCCAAACGTAATAACACTGGGAGAGCTATCTGGGAATAGTCGTTGAATTGATGCTCTTACGGAAGATTCTTCTTCTACCGGGATAAAGCCATTGGGGTCCATATTTCCAATAGCTTCCTTTAAAGCTTCGCCTTTTAGGAATGTCCTTATTACATCATCAAAAAGAATGTCCTCTTCATCAACAGAAGGAGACTCTTTACTTAATGCAGAATCTAGCTGATTCCTTGTTGGGACTTCAGTAAAGACTTTTCTATTTCTATCTAAGTTTGGAATTCCTGAATAATCTAATGACATTAGAATGTATTTCTTCCTGGCCTATTTTTTTTATTCGTAAAGCCACCTCTATTTATATTCCGAGGATCGTAATGATTGCGTATTGTTTGTCTTGAGCCTTGCTCAATCTTTTTCTGCAATGACTCTTTTGCTGAAAAGCTCTGAAAATTACTAGACATATTTTTTGACATTGCTTGTTTTGGCATTCCGGCATCAAGCTGTCTAACTATTGGGCCTTTTAAGGCGTCTTGTCCAGTTGAGTTATTCGTAACCTTTAAAGTCCCTCCATCGCCTACTCCAAGAGAGTAGATCCTATTAGAAATGCTTATTTTTCTAAGGTCTGAGAATTCTAGGACAAACCCAACAATAGAAAGCATAAATGCAAATAAGGTATGGTCATCTCCTTGGCTATAAGTTGGCAATCCAAGGACAGATACTCTCTCGATTGAAAAATTTCTCATTTGCTGAACTAGGCCTGGAGACTTATTTCCAGACTCGTTGTCTTTTGACTTTACTAATACCTGGGTATCTTCTGATAGCGGTAAAACTAAACGATCTTCTTCTAATTGAAGAACGCTAATATTTACGCAGAATGGTTTTGCTGGTTTTTTTATTAGGATACCAGTTCTTGGGTCTCTAATCTCAATTTGCTTACCAAATGCATAAGGCTTTACTTTTTTATGTAAGCCACTTTGTGGATTAGAAATACCTTTTCTATGAAGCATTTCTACCTGGACTCTTCCATAGCCTTCATCTACATAAATAAAATCGCATGCATATTCGGCATCTAATTCGGCAATTCTATCTATTGCAGAATGTTGAGTAAATTCACCATCCTTGACTATTTCTTTGCAGATTACCCTATATTTGCCTTCCCAGTACTCAGTTATAATAATATGAACACCATTAGCTTCTCCATTCCAATCTACTCCCATTACAATCCTTGATTGAGGAGAAGATCTTGGTTTCGGCAAGCTGTAGTTTTTTAAGGACTTATCTATTAAGTCGTTTCTAAAAACTCCTTGAGACTGTAAACCAAACTCAGCTTCGAATTCATGCTCATAGGAAATAGAGTCATAGGTACCTCTGAATAACGCTTCAGCTTCTGGAGTCCACGAAGGAGACTCCGCTGATATATAATGGAATTCTTTAAATCCTAAATTTTTGTCCCTACACCAAATATAAAATTTGGCATGTTTACCGGTTGGAGTAGATGAAGCCCATAGGCCACAATCTGGGTGAGACGCTAAAATTGCAAGAATTGCTTCTAGGTCAGAATCACTTAAATAATCTGCTTCGTCAAGAACTATTAGATTAGAGTCTTGGCCACGGATCTTGTCTGCACCAGTGGCAGATTTAGCACCAGATGGGAATCCTAGAATCTTAGAGCCATTAAAAAGCTCCAATCTTTGATTTGGGCTTTTGCTTTTTCTTTTTATTGAAGCTGAAAGAACCTGGCTTGTAGCAAGCATTTTTTCAAATTCATCAAATATTTTATCTACCTGTGCTTGATATGGTGCAATTACCAGGATGCTATAATTATTGTTTGTAAATATTTTCCATAAACAAAGTATAACTAAAGCTGCGGTTTTTCCAAGACGACGCCCTGCTCTGATTACTTTTTTATCAGCTGTGCAATCTAGCATCTCTTCTTGATACCATCTTGCTTCCCATCCAAAATAAAAATATGCCCAACTTACTGGGTCTGCTTGTACGAGAAATTCATTATATTCTTCAGTCTTCTCAAAATCCTTTTCGGTAATTCCATCTAATTCTGCAAGAACATGTTTCTTGCATTTAATTGGAAAACTGTTATTTGTTATCCCTTTTGCAAATAAAGTTCCATAATAAAGCTCGCAGTTTCCGCATAAATCGCCAAATGGCTTTTTAAATGGCTGATAACCATTTTCTTTATATGGACGTTCTGCAATATACTGCTGATTAACATCCGTTGGATTTTGATTTTGATCAGACATTATGCTGTATAAACTTTACTGTCTGTAATTAAAGTATAGTTTTGTATAAGCCTTGTCTGTGCACTAAACATATTTCCAGAGAATACAAGAGTAGTAAACCCTTGCACCCAATCAGGGAATCTGCAGTAATCTACAGATAAATCGCATAAACAAGGGTTTTCAATTAACGTTGAAATACCTTGTTTAGTTCTTTTGTATGCAATAGATCCTCTATGAATATGCCCTATTAAAATAGAAGATCCATACATAGAATAATGATGCTTTACACTAGAACCTGCATCTTTCCTAGATGATTGTCCATGCATAATCATCAAATCACCAATTTGGATATCTTTATCGCCAGTTATCCATTCAATTCCTTTTTCTCTAAGGCCAAGAAGGCTGTCAATAGATAGAGCATGGAGATCTTTTAAAGATGCGGCATTTTTTGTTAGATAGCGTGACAATCTATTGCAATGATTTCCTTCTGTCATTTTTATTTCTGTTTTTGGAAATTCATCAACTAGCCTGCCCAGCCATTGATTTGAATAAGTAATCTCTTCTTGAAACGATGGTCTATTTTTGTTTTCTTTATCATATGACGACACTTGATAAAAATCACATATGTCACCATTTAAAATGATCATATCAGGATCCCAGTCTTTCAAAAAAGCCTTGGTAAGCTCAACAGCTTTAGTGTCCTCATATGGTAGATGTATATCAGATAATACTGCTACTTTTAACCCGACCGGATAAGTTTTAATCTCTAAAAAGTCATCTATAGCAGATGGCTGAGCCTTGACTGATATATTTGGGGCACCAATTCTTATGTCAGTTTTTTTAGATAGGTTATTAGAATTATCAATGCTTACCTTTGTGATTTTATTTGGGACATTTTCTTTTTTGAAATATAAATCGCGGTATTCACCAGACTTAATTTTTTCAATTAATTGCCTTGCGTGCCATTGTGTTATCCCAAGTTCTTTTGCTATAGATCTTCTTCCAAGACCATGGAGCAAAAGACGTTGGACTTCTTTTAATAGATTATTTATATTTTCGTTTTTGTCGTTTAACATTTTAATAGTGCATATATGAGGCTTCATTGCCAAATGCAGCTCTTGTACTCATTTGCGAGTTGTGTATTACTTGTATTGCCCTTTGACGCTGTGTCATAGCAGCCCTTGAATCAAAATACTCATCGCCACCAGAATATAGATTTCTATATCTAGACTTTTCATATTCTTCGGTTCCCATTGAAAAAGCACGTGATGAAGTAAATAAATATTTTGTCCCTTGATATGCAAGTATACCAAGTCCTACTACACCAAATGCTTTATTTGCTTTATCTAAAGTTTTTGCAAACTTTCTGCTTCTACGGCTGACTTCTCTAACTGTTTTTTTATGAACGTTTTGTTTAATTCTATTAAAGTCAGAAAATGTACCAGCTTCTGCCGTTGAGCTAGCTCCAGTAAATACTCTAGCTTCATCTAAAGCAGACATGTACTCTTTATTGGAACCTTTAGCTAGATATATTAAACCTTTTTTCGTAAAATTCTTTTTTAATAGATATGATGCACCAAATTGTGCACCTAGTTCTACTGCTAACGGCTTAAAAGAATTGAATCCAAAATATGATTCACTTCTAGGATCATATGATTCACCTAAATAATCTAAACCCGGCATTATTGATACCTCGATCTACTATTTTTATTGTTTCTATGTAAAGCAAACATCAGACCTTGTGTGCTAAATTGGAGTTCTGGGCTAATTCCTTGTCCTGCAGTAGAGGACATACTTGTGATATTGCCTTCAAATCCTCTACCTGAAAAGGTTCTATAATCTGATTCAGCTAGGCCTACTGCTATCCCTGCTGCGGCACCAGCCGCAATAGATGTCTTGAAAATTGGGAAGTCATCACTTTTTGCAAATCTAGACATTTGCGTAAAGCCGCTCCTAATGTTTCCTGGAGCATTAGAAATTGACTGCCTAACTCGTTGACCAAATTCTACAGCTGACGCATATTCAGGCTGAAAGCCTTTTCTTAAAGATTCTTGAGTAGCAGACCTTTTTGCTGCTCCACGACCAGGTCCCCTGAAATTCTGTTGAGCAGCTGCGTTTCTTAAATTGGCTTCTCTTCTTGAAATAGCATTAGCTGCTTCTTCAGCATTTGAAAAAAGACCTCTGCCAAAGCCAGAAACTCTTGCACGGATAGCAGAATTCGTGTCTACAATCCTTTGCCCAGCAGATCTAACTACACCAGGAACGCTTCTCACTGCACTAGAAATTCCTGCACCAATACGACCTGC